GCACGCTCAAGCATCATTGAGGCTACACGACCAATAGGGTCATTGTCTCTAAATCTACGGCTTACATCGGGGCGTGGCAGTCTTGCAAAAATGGCTGGCTGAATGGTTTGGACATTTGACCAAAGAATATTGAAGCGTGCATTAGGGTTTCTGTCATAGCGGCTGTCGTCTTTGTATTTCTTTACTATGCGGTCTACTCTGGCTTCCCAACGCTTATATGAGCGTTCATAGCCCATAATCGTTTTATACCAATCCTCGTAGGTATGATTTACTGTCGCTTTATCGTTTGCCATATTGTTGCCCTAATGTTGAATATTTTGGCGAAATGTTGGGTTATTTTAACTCTTTTATTAGATTCTGTTATCTATTTTGACTTTAGTATCTTTCCATAAGTCATTAAGTGAGACATCTGTTTGACCTACATAAACCGCTTTCATTTCTTCTACTGGCGGTGGTGGTGGACTTGCCATTTGCATAATCTGACAACCATATGAGAATCCGTCACCATCATGTGATGCCCAATCATGCAAAGGATTGCTTCCAAAGGTCTTGGTGATGTCGTTGTAAGCATAACTCCACGCTCTAAGGCCATCTAATCCTATCTTGCAATTAGTAGCATTGAACCTCACTCTAGGCAATACCACTCTAGCAGCGTTTATTCGGTCTGCAATGCTTGTCATAGGGGTTATGTCCACTTTCTTTTGCCCAAATGCTTTTAAAAATATCTCAATAGCTGATTCTTTTGCGGAAAATGTCTTAGTTCTAGCATCATGGGGTAGCCAAATAACACCCAAAGCATCCCTGTTTCCAGCTAATTTATATTTAGATAAGCGTTTATTGAGCCTTTCGCACCATTCTTCGGCATCAATACCAAAGCCTGAATCGTAATCAATAATGTTATAGCCACCTACTACTGGCTGCCAAAACCACCAGGTTGCTGTATCTCTACGCCCTAAGTCGGCACTAATTTGTATAGGTTGTCCATGTGGGTCAAACTCAACCTCATCACTAATTAAGCCTTTTCGTTCAGAAATAGTAATCTGGCGTGCCAATATAGCGCCCAAATTGGAAGCATCAAATGAACATAGGTACTCCTGTTCAAATTTAGACCTGCCGTAATCTTCGCCAAAGTCTGCAATATAGTTTTGTAGCTCAAGCTCTAATTGCGCCCTAGTAAATACCCCTGTTTCTGTAGCATCTAATACTTGTGCAAAGGCTTCAGGGTTCTTTTTGGCGGCTTCTAGCGTAGTGTAAGCATGGTTTCTGCCTCTAGGCGTGGTGTTAAATATCTGCCATCCACCGTTTTCCATCAAAATAGGTCTAAGGTACGCCCTAGTTGCTGGATTACTTAGCGCCCACTCTGAATAAACAATGCCAGCAGGGGGTGAACCAACTAGCTTTGAAGGGTCGTCTGAGCCTACCGCTTGAAAAGATGAGCCATTTTTAAATATTATCTTCATCTCGTCATTACGAGTTGTTTGGCGTAGCTCTAATGGGAAAGCCTCATCTATACGCTTTTTGCCTGTATGCGGATTAATTGCATCCCAAATAGCTTTACGGGCTTGGCTATACTCAGGAAGCATATACCAGTATTGAGCTACTCTTCTAAATGCTGCAACAGCACAGAAATGCAATCCAACCTCATCTTTACCGCTACGCCTATGCCAAACCAGTTCGCAATGTTTTCCACCATTTTGCATATAGCGCCATGCTGGTAACTGATATTCTCTAGGAACCCAGTTATTAGGCAATCTAATAATAGTCAAAAGTTTACTGTTTGTACGATGATTGGATTTTCTTTGTCACCAGCTAATTCTGTTCTAGCTAACTTAGGTGCTGCAAATTCAGCTAATTTGGTAATCATATCCAAAGCGCCTTTAGGGTCAGGCTTGGCATCTTCTGTTCCTGAAGCAACCTGTGTAAGCCACACAGAGACATTGTCTTTGTTGTCCTCTAGTAACTGCCTTACTGTCTCACGAAACTCTTGTGTGACCTTATTAGGCACTCCAGCAAGCCTTCCACCCGTCTTAGGTAGACCTTTTGGTTTGCCTTTTCTAGTTTCTTCTACTTTAGATTCCATACATTCTCAAGTGTTTGATTAGTAAGGGTTTAATTCTACTACAAATTTCTATGCAATATCAGGGTCGTGTATCTTATTCATAGCGTCAGCTAATGCTTGTTTACGCCTCATTCTTGCGTTCTCTTTAGCCATTAGCATTTCGCCCTTACCACCTACTGCTAATTCAGGTGGGCTTTTCTTGTCTTGGCGCTTCTTTTGTTGTTTCTCTAGCGTTGACTCATACTCTGGGCGTAGCATGGCATCTTCTTTCTTGTAAGTTCGGCTCATGTGTTTCATTACATATCCTTCATTTTGTCGGCAATGACTTCTTTTCTTGTTTTGGCGGCTTCTTTAAAGTCTGAAGCACTTGGCGCACCTTTACTACCAGGTTTACGCATTTTTTCGCCAGAGCCAGCAGCTATGCGCTTTTGTTTGGCGTGAATATTGGCATATAGACCTGGTTTCATTCTGCTTCTCTTTTGCCAAGGAATTTGCCATAAGCCTCTTCTAAAGTAGCTTTACGCTTACCTTTAGCGTTGTCTCGTTCTACATTGAGAGCAATAGCGACTGCCTGTTTTTTAGGCTTGCCAGCTTTCATTTCGGCCTTGATGTTCTTACCTACGCTTTGGGCGCTTCCAGATTTATCTAACGGCATATCATTCCTTAATTAAAGTAAATACGCTCCAATAAGGGTATGCCTGAAAGAAGTTGGAGTTTTCCCCTTCTGTGGGTCGGTACTCTGAGCGTACAAAATTATTATAACCTTCTACATCAAAAAGTTCTTTTTTTAACAGCTTAGACCAATAAGTAATCGGCTGAATATTGACATGGGTGGGGTCGCCCATATACATTTCTTTGGTTTCGCCTTGGCGGACTGCGTCTAAACATAAAAACATTTTGCCGCCTGGTTTTAATATTCTATGAAACTCACCAATAATGCTTTCCATAAGTTCTTGCGGAATATGCTCTAGCACTTGGGCCGAATGAACTAAATCTACGCAATTATCGGCAAGTGGTATGTCGGTCAATGAACCACATATGAGTTCATCGTCTGCATAACCAAAATGGCTTTTACCCAAGTCAATCATGTATTGGGAAAGGTCTAAGCCTTTGACTTTAAAGCCTAATTTCTTAAATCCTTGCAAAATTGAGCCACAAGCGCACCCACCATCAAACACTATTGCGTCTTGGGGTAAATCCTTAGAAACCATTTTGGCGTATTGTTCTTGCCAATAGCCATGTCCAAGGTAATCAAGGTTAGCTTCTTTATGCTCTTCGTAATACTGCTCATCGTACTCAAGAGCAGACAAGCCAACTAATTGCATTATTTTAAGAAACGCAGCTTGTAAAGGGTTGAGTCAATTAACTGGGCTATTTCGTCAATAATGTTCTGTATTTGTGTTTCTTGCGGCAAATCTTTGCGAGCTTCCTCTACGAACTTATTTAAGGACTCTAAGTATTTCAGCGCATCTTTTGGCTGGTGATACACACTTGGAAAGGTCTTTAACTGCTCATAGCAACCCATATAGGCTTCAACTAAATCGTCAGTCAATTCAACAATTTCGTCATAATAATTGCCCAATGCCTTGTGCTGGGCGTAGGAATTAGTAGACCAATGAAAGAAATGGGTATTAGTTGCGCTATGCAACAAGGTTGCGGCAAATAAAGCCATGTTTTCATTCATATTAACTCTCCATTTCGTACAATTTTAGCACTTCTATGGACTCTTGCACAGAATTTACCCTATGTAATGGGCCACCCATCCAATTAGCAAAAAGCGTTATTTGCTGAGGGGTTAATTTCTTATCTGCGCCATCCTTTACTTCCATTAAAATAGTTTGGTCTGCATAGCACACCATTAAGTCAGGGATTCCTCCACCGACTGTATGCAAAAGGAACACAGTAGCACCATAATCTCGTAGTGCTTTTACAACATCCTTTTGATTTTTATCAACTTTCTTAATATAAGACATAATAATATGTTAGTGTTTAGCAACTTACAGTATAAGGGGAATTAAATGGCTAGTTACTTTTTACCTGATGAAGAATGGATTGCCGAATGGAAAAAGATTGGCAGCCCTCAAAAGTTTGCTGAA